ACTGCATCCTCAGCACTAACACCAACACTGTCTACAATAAATCCTAGAGCAATAGCTAAAGCATCTAATCTATCATCGTGTTGTAAGCTTCCTCTTTCCTTCGAGACGTGTGTTAGTTGATGGATAAGAGAATGTACTAGGTTCTTATGGTCTGATACTGCTTCCTTTACATCCCTTCTAACAAGAGAAGCATCGATAACTAGTTTATGGGAGTTAAGTAAAGGCTCTACAGTATCAATAATACGGTGTTCCTTCTGCTTATGATTCCTTACTTCTTCTATACTGACAGGATATATACTCCTAAGTACTGGTTTAAGTAGCTCAGAGAACATACCATCACCGAAGTTACTCTCAATTACCATTAACTTACATTGGTGTGTCTTAGCTATCATAGCTAGGTGAGTTAGATTCTCTGGAGTGTAACCTCCGTGAACTCCTCCTGACTCAGCTATATATATTTTTCCGTGTAGTTGCTTTATGACAGCATAACCTGTTTCATCTCTACCTCTACCTGAAGGGTCAATAGACATAAGAGCATATTCATAAGGAACATACTCACTGTCTACGTGCCCTGCTCTGAAGAAACTATCTCCAGTGAAACCTATGTTGGCTACATCGTCCATATAGGAAGAACGAGAAGAAGAATAGGAGATACTGACAGGACCTTTGTTAGTGTCCAAATCGTGTACGATTAAATCACTAGTCTTCAGAGGAAACTTATCAGCATCGCTGAGTGTTGTATCTAGTTGGTACTGTAGCCTAAACCAGCTACGTCCAATAGAAGCTTCTCTTTCCACCAAGTCTTGGTGAGTGAATCTAGTATCAGTACAATCTCCTGCCTTAACTTCTCCCTTTTCTAAAGGCGTAGTAATGTACGAGGCTAATGTGCCTTGGTACAAGTCAATATCTTCGGGATATCGAGCAGGATATACTACGGTTCTAAAACCTTTGTCCCTCATCTTGTTGTAAATAGACTCTCCTGACTGAGGAGTACCCAGCATAATAATCTGAGCCTTGTCTGTTGTTTGTAAAATAGCATCGTACTCAGCTACAGTAGCAAGTAGTTTAGCTCTCATCTGCTCAGTAGCAGAGTTCTGTAGTCCTTCTACGTCATCAGAGATAAGAATAGAAGCACGGTTACCCTGTAACTGTGATGTAATACCTAGTGACTTAACACTTGGCTGTACTGTTACTTCTGCACCTGCCACATCAAAACTCTTTACAGAGTTTCTCATATCTGAGTCAGGGATAAGGTGTCCTAGTATAGGTAAATCAAACACTAACCTTCTAATGAACTGTGCAATAGCATCAGAGTGAGGTCCTGACTGCGATACAATCAATACCTTCTCGTTAGGATTGCGAAGTAAACGCCAAGTAACATAAGCACCAGTAATATAGGTCTTACCTACACCACGGAATGCTTCAATTAGCAGTCGTCTATCACCTGTCATTAGAGTGTGAGCCATATCTAATTGAATAGGAGTAGGAGCAGGTAAGTTAATACCTTCCCATACATAATTCAAGTAGCTTCTAAAGTCGTTTACTAATGACTTCAACTCAACCTTGGTTAGTGTTCTGTTATATATACTCATAGACCCTCATATTTACGTTTATAGCTTACTTTATTACTTAGCCTACCCCAAACTGGATGACATCATCTAAAGTGCCTTCTACCCCACCTTCTCCTTTCATCTCTTCTACAAGAGACATCATAGGTTTACTCTCTACTACATCAGCAGTAATCTCATTCTGTTTAAGGAAGTTGTTTATTGCTGTAAGTTCAGCAGGGGAGATTTCCCCCTCTACTAATCTCTGTTGATAGTGAGTAGCTAGTAAATCGTGGATACTATTTAGCTTCTCTATATTTGCTTTACTCATTATTACTCCTTACTACTTTCCAGCAGCCCATTCGTTTAGTGCCTTTAAACCATCTCCAATAATAGGAGTGGTGTACAAAGGCAATCCACTGTTCATCATAATCGTACGTCCATATACTGTTTTCCAAGAGTTACTATTACCGTCAAAAGGATTCATATCTACTGCTTGTAATGCTTTAGCTATGTCATTTATCCTACTAACAGTAGGACCACCAAAGCTTTGCATAATATGACCAGCTCTGAAATCACTTCCTAGAGATTTTCCAGTCATTACCTGTGACATTGTATTAAAGGCAACACTCATAGGAGCAAGAATGGAGCTTGTATTCAACATTCTAACAGTCATATTCTGAAAACCCTCTGTAGTAGTTAAGTCATATCTTCTATCAGCTTCTTTCCTAACTCCTGTTTGTATCTGTAGCTCTTCTTTAGCAGAAGTTATTAGTCCTGTGAATAAAGCAGAGGTAACAATACCTACTACCATCGCTGCATTCCTTTCACTGTAACCTCTAAGCAATAATGCCTCGTATGCGTGTAAAGGATAACTCATAAACTGAGTCATAAGATGTAGTGGGTAGTTGTTAGGATTACTCCACCATACTGGTAAGTGTTCCTTGTTACCCATTAGGATGTTTAAGTCAGAAGCATTAGATAAACCTCTGTCAATCATCGCTCTATTCTCTTCACCTAGTTTAGTAAGGTCATAGTCCAGTAAATCTCCTTGACCTCGTGCACCACCTTCCCAGGTAAATACTTCATCCGCTTTAGCTTGAATCTCTCTTAACTTACGAACGTCAAACTGTAAGCGTGTTAGCTTTATAAGGTCAGCATTCATTACTCCTGTTGCTTCCCAATCATCGAGAGCCTTAAGCAGTCTTGGATTGTAGAACAAATCATCAAGGAATGATAAACCAACTGCATTTCTAGCAGCTGATGTGACAGTAGATAGAGGAAGAGTATTAGATACAAACTCAGTAGCCTTCGCTAGCTTCTCGTTTAACCACGAAGTTTGCATATAACCTTCTTCAAGGTCATTAGCTATCCTCGATACTAACGAGTGGTTTGTTTTATCAAAGCCGTGTACAGCTAATTGTATCTTTGCCATAGCTGCGTTCAATGATTCTTCTTCTCTATATATTTTTTTAAAGTCTTTAAGTGATTGTTTAATAGACCTCATACCAACTCTGAAACCAGCCATCACGATAGGAAGAGCCATCTCTCCCATAGCAGCAGTAGCTGCAAAGCCACCACCAATAGTGGCAAAGTTTAAGTCCATCACACCCTTCTTCATCATCTGACCCCAAGCAGGTATATCAGACTTCATCTGAGTACCCCAAAGCAATCTAACATTACGCTCGAAGTACTCACCCATTGTTTTAGCGTGCTTAGCATCACCTGTTTCTTCTAGTACTCTTTCTCTTAATTGCTTAGCTACTTGTTTTAATTCTTCTTCCGTGTGGAAACCAAGTGCTTTATGAGTACCTACTCTACCTGATACACGATATGCCATCTTAGATAGAACATCACCTGCATTACGGTTAAGTAATTGAAGTACATCAGCTTCGTTTACCTCAATAGAACGCCTCTTAAGTGAGTTACTGTGTCCTAACCAATCGTCACCAGTAACACTATCGAATAGTGCATTAGCTCTCTTCTCAGATTCAGCTACACTCATATCAAATGTCTTACGCTCAGCTCTTAATGACTTCAGTTCCTTACGGATAGAGTCTCTTGTCTTGCGTTCTGCAGTACCTGCCTTGGTTTTCTTGGGTAGCTTGTTTCTAATATTAATCTTATCAGCAATCAGACGGTCTATTTCTATAAGTCTCTTAACGCCTTCTCGTGCTTTAAAATCACGTAACGCCTTACTGACCTGTTTAACTACAGCGGTTCTACCAAGCTCATCAAAGACTCGACCATTCCACTCACGGTGGAGATAGTTCTTACGAGTAGGCATACCTACGTCATCCATAGCTGTACCAGTCTTCTTAATAGCTCTCTCGAACGCATCTACTGCTTTACCTAGAGGTCCATCAACTACTTCTCCTCTTAATCTCTTAGCCATACCGTCATAGACAAGTTCATTGAACTTACCTTCATTCATCTGTGAGAACTCTTTACGATAAACTTCTTTAATGAAACCTTGTTCTTTATTAATCGCTGATTGAACAGTACGTGATACGTGTTGAGCTGTGTCTCCTAAGTAAGTAGCTCCTACTTCTACACCTGATGCACCACTTACTTGTAATCTAGATGCTACCTGACGTGCTGAATTACTAGAAGAGCTATACATACTTCCTAAGAGTGAGTAGCTAAAGCTAGAACCCTCTGGAATAGTACCTTCAAAGATAGTTAGATTACCATCTTTATCAATAATCTTTATATCATTACTTAAGTTCAACGTGTGCCCAGGAGGAATAATCGTACCTTCTTCAGGCATTACTAATCCTTTAGGTTGTATATCTCCTATCCTTCTACCGAAGACACCATAAGCAGCACCACCAAACAAGGCTGAGAACGCTGTTACGTTAGCTTTCATTTCTTCATTAACTAAACCCGAGCGACTCTGACGTAAATCTTCATCAACCCAACCAGTTAAACCCGAAGCAGTTGAACCAACCGCAACTCTACCTAAGGCACTGAAACCACCACTCCAAGCAGCTAGTGCCATCTCAGGTGCATTTATAGGGTTCGTTACGAAAGCAGGTACTGCAGCCACGAAGTTAAGTAGTCCGTGGTTAGCACTTAGTACTTCTTGTGTCGACCTGTCCCAAAGTGCTCTTGATACTAAATTATCATAAGCCTCCTGAGAGTTTAACTTACCATCCTCCAAAGCTTGAGATATAGACATAAAGTTAAGACCGTCTTTCTCCCATTGTGCAATATCTGGTACTTTCCAATCGGGGTCTACTTTAAATTCCATTTCGT